TGCTTCCAATTGTCAGGGCTGTATTTCTCTGCACCATACGTCAACACCTTCACCACTTCTTCAAGCGCTTCAGGCTTCAGGAGTCCGTAGCGGGGCTTTCCTTTGTCAAACTTTCGTCCTTCTTGGACGGGGTAGGTGGTGTCCACAGTTCGTTTTCCTTTCTACGAAGATAGAGCAATGTTCCATTTTGTCGTACTTTGTCAACATCTGCATACATTTCGTAACAGACGTCAGCCATTTCCTGTTCCGTCGTGCATTCAGCCAACGCAGCTTCAGCTTTCTTAGGACCGATGCCTTTCAAACCAATGACGTTGTCTGCTGTATCGCCCATCAATATCTGCATGTACAGAAATCGAAGTCCTTCTTCAGGAGTGACGAAGAAGTGTTCACGCTTGACGAAGTTGTAATGATAGCCCGGTATCTGCTTGAAGTCTTTGTCGATGCTGATGATGACAAAATCTCCATTGAGCTTTGTAGCTTCAATGGCAATGGCATCATCAGCTTCTTCACCTTCAGCAACTACAGCACCCCATTGTTCAATCAGATGCTGTCGTGCTGCTGGCAGATGCTCAGGCTTTGGCGCTGTTCTATTCGCTTTGTATTCAGCAGATACTTGTTTTCTGAAGTTGTTGCTGCCCGTTAGATATAGCTGCCACTTGTCATAATATCTAACATCAGTGTCGCATGATAACAAAGCGCCCGTTACAATGCTATCTAATGTTAGAGTCATTGTACGGACGCTTTCGTCTTTGCATGCGGCTGCGGCGCGATATGCCATCGTATCCGCATCCAGCAACATCTTCATTACAACACTTCGTCGTCGTCTAGGTCTGCACTGCCACCACCGTACTCAATGAGATCGGTGATGACAAGCTTCTTCAACGAAGGCGACACACCCTTCTTGTTCTTGTACTTCCACTCGTAAGCGGTGATGATGGCTTTGGCTTTGCTGCCATTGCCAATCTTGACACCAGACAGTTCAACACCGTCATTGTCGAATGCCTTGATGGGATTGGCAGACTTGCAGGTGATGCATCGTCCTTGTCCTTCCTTCTCAGCAACGGTGATGCCCATCTCTTCCAGAGCTACGACAGCAGCTTCAGAGAGATTGCACAAAACCACCTGAAACTTGCCGCTCATCTCATTAACTTTATCAAGCTGTGCCCACATGACATCAGCCTTAATCTTCACACTTTGCATTTCAGCCATTTCATTTCCTTTCGGGTATTGCCACACAATTGAACACGGTGTGGCTTCGTGTTAGCTGCACATTATAGGTAGGCAGCAACTTCTTCGTCAACAGGGGTGTTGTTAATCAGCAACTTCTTGGCAGCGGCTACGTAGTAGCTGTAGTCAATGTCGTCTTTGTTGAAGTTGATAATGTTGTTGCATGTCTTCAGTGAATATTCAGTGTCAACACCAATGCGTCGAGGCTCACCATCAGGCGTTAGCGGCGGCATTATCTTCATAAGCTTACCACCATTGGTGCTGGCGTAATAGCGGCAGATGTTCTGCTGCTGCACCTCTGTACCGTCTTCACCAATCAACACCAGCTTGCTACTGCGTGGCACTTTGGTACGCATAACGTAGTCATAGATGTTGTCAGTATGCTGACAGATATAGCTTTCTATGTCTACACCATCAATCATGTGAGCTTCAGCAGCTTTAGGGATGATGAGTCCACCCTGATCTTGATGCCAGCCGAGCCCTTCATATTGATAGGCACCCTTACGCTTCACCTTGCCATTGGTGTAGACGGCGATGTAGTTGTTGACGTCCCTTAGAAGCATCTTCGAATACTCAACAAACTCAAGCTGCAGCCCTACGTTCTCTTGCCATATCTTGCACTTGGTGTCATACCAACGTCGATATTTACGCGGACACAACACCGTGATGCCGTCAGTGTTCACCTGTATCAGACGTAGCCCACGAATCTGCAGCAGTTGCTCTGCCAGATTGCACAGACTCAGTTGACCATTGATGGTGATCGACATCGTGTACTGAGGGTCGTAGAAGGGGCTATATTGGTTGTTGCTGTCTCCATACACCCCGTTCAATGCCAGCTTCAGCATGGCGTTCTCAGACGTTCCTTTGGGGTAGCTCTTACGCTGTTCGTAGACGTCTTCGTAGATGTCGCAGAACTTTTCCGAGAGATGTTCTGGATAGACGCGATTGGCAATGGCTACGTTTGGATACATCGAAGCAACGTCAGCGTCGATGATGATGTAGTCGTCGTCAGACTCGACAATGGTGTTCTCTAAGCTGCCATGAATGCCACCAGTGCCGAAGTCAAAGCGAAAGCCGTCAACAACTACGTTCAAGTTGTCAGCTTCTTTCCAACACATCCAATGGCTGTATTGAGCTTCACCTTTCTTCTTAGCCTTCAACTCCACCTTCTCAACCCAGCCTAGAGGATGTTCCTTCTTGAAGTCGTCGATGTCTTCGAATGACGGCACACGTGCAAACTTCTTACGCTTTGTGTACAGCGCAGCATACTGAGCTACATCACCCAGCGTAGCTTCATCAATCTCAGAGAAGACGCCTTTGGTTTCCGTTATCTTCTGCTTTGCAAACCAATTGAACACCGCTGTAAACTCTGGGCGTTGAAAGTAGTAATAGTCGAAGAGACAGTCTTTGATGTTGATGTGCTTACGCTTCGTCTGATTGATAGAGCGCTTACCTTTGCCATCATACTTGTAGCAGCTACCCGGCAGCGCCTCTTCAAGACGCATGATGAAGTAGTCTTTACCAATCTTGGTGTCGTTGTGATTGAGGAAATTGCGTCCATACTTCTGCGTCAACTCTTCACGAAACTTGATGGCGCTCAAGCTTTCGTTGTAGAAGTCGAGAGTGCGAACAACATCGTGCAGATTATATTTGAGCAGCGTGTCGATTTGATCTGACGTCAAGTCACTGCCAACATCGAAGGGCAAGTCTTCGATGGTGTCACTCTTCATATTAAACTGAAGCATCTTCAGAGAAGTTGCTCTAGCCTTGTTATCGAAGTGATGTATCTTGTACAGATCAATCTGCGGCACGTATTCATCAGCAGTGCGAATGATGTGTTCAAACTTCTCTTCGCTCTTGATGATGCTCATCGCCTTCTTGTAGGCACGTGCAGCTACAGCTTTGCCACCAACAGTGGTGGCTTTATCGCGAACACTCAGGAGATCGTGAATGACAGGATAATCAAAGCCAATATTATTAAAGCCGACCATGCGGTTTCCATGTTCCCGTAGCCGGTCAAGGAACGCAAATACATCTCCAATCTGATTCTTTCGAGGAGAGCATTCAAACTGCCAAAACACTGACTTGTCAGTCGAGAGAGCAGTGAAGCTAAAGCAGTTTGGATACGTTTCAATGTCATAGATGAAGTCCATTAAAATATCCTGAGCAGTTCAAGAAGTGTCAGAATGAAATGAATGATGTTGGCAAGCAGTTCCATTTAGAGAACATCATCCTCATCATCAGGAGCAGGAGTGTACTCCAGCATGCGACCTGTCTCTTTGGTATACAGCAACGAACATGCAGGCCCTGTGAGTCCGCTGAATCTATTCTTTAAGACGCGAAGATATGTAGTGTTACGCTTAGTCGCGTCTTCGTCTTGCCCATTACGCTCTGCACCCAACACCATATCACTGAGTTGTGCAATGGAGCCACTGCCACGAAGTTGTGCAAGAGAAGTTGCAGCGCCTTCTTCATGTCCAACACCATTCGGACGCTTCAAGTGTGACACAACAAACAACGCAACGTTAGTTTCTTGCACAAGCATGCGAAGCTTTGTCATTATCTCATCAATGGCTTTACGCTCATCTCCATTGTCTTGGGCTGAGACGATGATAGAGATATGATCAACCACAATGTATTTGCAATTGAGCGCCTTCGCCATGTAGCGAACACGGTTGACGATGTTGTCTGTGCTGGTGCTGCCGAAGTGATCGAACAAGAACAGCCTGCCTGTGCCAAGTGTACGCTCGAAAGCATCCTTACGCTCTTCTTCGCTTGCCACAGTGTCTGGCAAATGCAGAGGTTTGTTGGCAGCAAGCGACATCACAGACAATCCTGTCTTGCGAATGCCTTCCTCAAGGAACATCAATCCAATGTTGTCGTCGGTGTTCTGAAGCAGATGCCAAACAATTTCACGAAGCAATTGCGACTTGCCCAAGCCGCTGCCAGCGGTGATGGTGACAAGCTCTCCATGACGAATGCCGTAGGTCAACGCATTCAACCCATCCCAAGGATACATGCATTGCGCTGGCGCTGGTGGCGTTGACACCAAGTCCCACAAGTTATTACCAGCAACAATGCCATCTGGAATGTACGACTCAGCACTCCACCAACGCTGAACGAAGATGGCTTCTTTATTTGCAGCAACGTAGTCGCATGCGTCCTTCATATCGACGTCATGCTTGTACACCTTAGCCTTGCTGCCGAATAGTTCAGCAACTTCCTTCGCTGCCTTCTTACCCGGCTCATCATTGTCGAAGCAGACAACGATGTTCTCAAAGCTATTGAGCCACTCATAGGCGGCTCTACAGTCCTTTAGAGCCCCTGTAGCGCCGTTTCTGATGCTGACGCAGGGCCACTTACTACCCGTCGCCTGAAACACCGCCAGAGCGTCAAATTCGCCCTCTGTGATGGTGACATACTTGCCACTGTTGCTGAAGAGTTGTTGTCCAAACAGAGACGCCTTCGTCCACTCCCCTTCAGTGGAAAACTTCTTCTCTTGCTTGTTCCTCACCTTCGCAGCAACGAGAGTGCCGTTGTCGTCGTAATAGGGGAAATAATAATTGTTGCTGTCTGACGTCACCCCATAACGCTCTGCCGTAGACTTCGTCAGCCTGCGAGTAGTGATGGAGGGAGAGTCGTTGTCGTCGAAATGACTCTTGAAATTCATGTTCACTTTCTTCGTTACAGGCTTGGAATATTGGATGACAACATCGTCATCTGGTGGAGTGAAAGTATTGCAGGAGAAGCAATAGCTGCTGCCGTCAACATTGACGCTTCGTGCATCGCTACTTCCACACTCATCACAAGAGAGATGTGTGCGTAAAAATGCCATGTCAAACTATTTCGGTATCATCTTTGAGAATGAAGTTGAGAAAACCAAACTCATCAGGCTCTCTCACCCACCATCTATCTGAGTCTTGATAGACAACGACAAAGGTTTCACCGATGTAATGTTGATACCAAAAGACATCACGGCATCGCTTCACCTTCACTCGTAGTGAAGAGTTGGATGGGCGCTGTTGCAACGAAGCTGTCTCCATTGGAGCAAGGTCGGTCACTTGCGCAGTTTTTCTTCCTATCCAAGTGTTGACATTGTCTGCAATCAGTTTGCGAAGGGATGTCATATTTCAAAGCCTCTCGTAATGCATCGATGTGTAGAACACGATCATGTCGTCTTCCACCAAACTCTAGAAAATCTAGAACACTTATTGCTGCGTTTCTAAGTTCGTTCATTATCGTCGATGAATAATTGAAAGAACGGCATTCACTGCCTGAACAATTGACATCTGCTCCATAGGGTCAAGAGAATGCCATTGACGATTGGTATTAAATTTCTGGTTTAATGCCGTCCACATACGTTCTATTTCACTCATTCAATTCCTTTCTCATCGAAATCAAACCATTCAAACAGTTCATTCCACACAGCCTCTTCGATGTGTCGATGGATGATGTGCTCGTCGGGTTCGTCGCTATGCTTATGGGCACGTGCATACCCAATTTTGATGCCAGTTTCGATGGCATATTCAAGAACAGACTTAAACTTCGGTGTCATCTTGTACCTCTCTGCAGCAATGTCTGCTGCGGCATAAGTTGTTGAGGAAACTGCCTTATCTCTTGAGCCTTGGCAGCACCTTTACGGGTGTGAACGAAGTATGGCGTCACTGATGCAGCATGCTGGTGTCCACTCATCTGCATCACTGTCAACAAGTCACCACCATTCTCAATCGTTTCAGTGATGGCAGTGCGACGAAGATCACGAAGCTGTAGCTCTCTGTCGAGCCTTGCTTCCTTCATGATGGCGGTGACATTGCTGTTAATGCTACCAATGCTGTATGGCACCCATTTACCAACCCTACGGACCATCTGCGGCGCAACAAGCGGTGAAAGAAAGAAGTCTTTCTGCTGCTGCTTCAGCATTGTAGCAAGCCCTTCAGAGATTGGCAACTTCACTGTAGCGCCTCGCTTGCTCTGCGTAATCGTTACAGTGTTTGTTTCAAAGTTGATGTTTTCCCATCTGAGTTTGAGGATGTCGCTGACACGCTGTCCCCACTCATAAATCATGTAGAAGACGAGTCCAACGTTGCGCCATTGCCAACGACTGAATGAGACGTTCAAGAATGCACGTACATCATCACGCTCCCACATCGTCTTGCGATGCTTCACTGTCTTCTTCCTCACCTTCTCAAACGGGTTATGGCGTGTATAGCCACACCGAATGGCGTAGTTGAGGATGACACGATAGACCGTCATGCTGCCATTGACCATGTACGTTGATGTAGTTTTTAATTGCTCGTCGTACATACGCTGTATCATCGGCGTTTCCAGATTGGAAAGCTTGTGATGTTGCAGAGCTAAGCCAGCTACGCGTACATTGCGCCACGCTTCAATGGCAGCTTTGTATTGCGTCTTTGTGATGTCAGCTAGACGGGTGAAATCAATACTGTGCAGATATGCAAAGATGACATCCTTTACTTTGCCATCCTTCTGCAACCCGGCGATGTGGTTGTATTCCGTTCGCCATTCGCGAATAGCGAAATTGCATTCATCAGCATACTTGATTGCTTCGCTTAGCTTGTGCAGCGGAAAAGACTTCCGCTTAGCAACACCAGAATTGACAGCGGTTTGTGGCGGGTTGTAATAAAAGTCAGTTGCTCTATGACGGAGATTGAGAGGTAGTCTGCTCTCGCAACTTGTTTGCTGCATGTCCGTAGTAGTTGTGTCTCTCTCTGTATTCAGCATATCAATACCCGTGAGGTTGGACATTCACCTCTTCATCGGCACCAGCATAGAGCTTCATATCGCGCAATGCTCTCTTGATAGCATTGCTTAGCTCATACCAATTGTCGAAGTTGGCGAGAGCCCTAAATTCAATATTGGCAGCGCAGTCGTCAACGGCAGTGATGACTACTGCTGTTTCCTTCATCGTTTCATCAACGATTTCGATTTGAGTGGTGTAGAGGGTGTAGCTCATTCAATCACCTCTGGTTCTTCAATTTCTGCAAACTGAAACGATAGTTGCCACATATGTCCAAATACAGGGCGCTTTTGCAACCATGCCCAAAATTTGTTTTGTGCTTCATCTATGCTGGTTGCTTTGACAATGACAGTTCCTTTGTCAATATTGCCACCACTGCTCCACTGAACTTCGAAGAGTCTCATACTTGCCTCCTTGCGCGAATCCGCTCCGGCATCAGGTGTTCCAAATGATTCTGTATGCACCATTCGGCGTCGAACGCACACGCCTCGCGCTCGGCAGAGGCGGCTGCAAGAGCAGCTTTTTTGATGGCTTCGTCCTCGTAGTATTTGCTTCCGTGTTCACGCCGCCACGGGTCATCTCGGTCGGCCCAATCCATGTATGCGCGGTAAGCCTCCCGCGCCATGCGGA